GACTCACGTATAAGCACCCGTAATGCCAATGGTCAGACTAAAAGTGGACTATATGCACTATTCATTCCAATGGAGTGGAATATGGAGGGATTTATAGATAGATACGGGATGCCTGTGTTTAAGAAGCCAATAGAGCCGATTCTAGGGGTAGATGGTAATTTTATTAAGAATGGGGCAGTAGACTATTGGGAAGCGGAGGTTGAGTCCTTAAAAAGCGATGCAGATGCATTGAATGAGTTTTATCGTCAGTTTCCTAGAACTGAGTCTCACGCATTTAGAGATGAGAGCAAACAAGCCTTGTTTAACCTTACTAAGATTTACCAACAGATAGACTACAATGACTCAATGATAAAAGACCACTATATGACACGTGGGTCTTTCTATTGGAAGGATGGTATAAAGGACACGCAGGTTATATGGACCCCTGAACAGCGTGGCAGGTTCAACATAAGTTGGTCTCCACCAAAGCATATGCAGAACAATGTCCATATAAGGAACGGGATTAAATATCCCGGCAATGAGCATCTTGGGTCATTTGGATGTGACTCTTATGATATATCAGCAGTAGTTGGAGGACGTGGTTCCAATGGGGCACTACACGGAATGACTAAGTTCCATATGGATGATGCTCCTGTAAATGAGTTTTTTTTAGAATATGTTGCTCGTCCACAGACGGCAGAGATTTTCTTTGAAGAAGTATTAATGGCTTGTGTGTTCTACGGAATGCCTATCTTAGTAGAAAATAACAAGCCAAGACTTTTATATCACATTAAAAATAGAGGATATAGGGGGTTTAGTTTAAACCGACCTGATAAGCAATTAATGAAGCTATCAAAGACAGAACGTGAACTTGGGGGTATCCCTAACTCATCAGAAGATGTAAAACAGGCACACGCATCGGCTATTGAGTCTTATATAGAGAAGTTTGTAGGAATGGATTTAGAAGCAAAGTATAGAGACCCTGAAGAAATGGGAACTATGCCATTTACAAGAACACTAGAAGATTGGGCAAGGTTTGATATTAATGATAGGACAAGGTTCGATGCATCTATTAGTTCAGGACTATGCATAATGGCAAATCAGAAACATATGTATATGCCTGAGAAAAAAGAGTCGAAATTAATTATTAACTTCGCCAAGTATACAAATGATGGAACAACAAGTCAATTGATGAGATGAAAAATATAACAGTATCAATAAACGCAACATCTTTTCCAAGTCAGTTAGTAACTGATGCAGAAAAAGCGTCAAAAGAATTTGGTTTACAAATAGGTCAATCCATACAATATGAGTGGTTCAGAAAAGACGGAAGTTCTTGTAGATACTATAGTCAATGGAGAGACTTTCGTAGAGTAAGACTATATGCACGTGGAGAACAGTCTATTGCCAAATATAAAAATGAATTAGCAATTGATGGAGATTTGTCTTATTTGAATTTAGATTGGACTCCCGTTCCAATCATCCCTAAATTTGTTGACATTGTTGTTAATGGTATGTCAGATAGACTCTTTAAAGTAAAGGCTTACGCACAAGATGCAATGTCTCAAGCTAAAAGAAGCAAGTATCAGGATATGCTTGAAACTCAAATGGCAGGTAAACCTATCTTGAGTAAAATTCAAGAAATGACAGGAGTAAATCCATTTATGATGGACCCTGAAGAATTACCTGAAACTGATGAGGAATTGTCTTTATATATGCAGCTTAACTTTAAACCTGCACTTGAAATTGCAGAAGAAGAAGCTATTAACACTTTATTTGATGATAATCATTACGATGATATTCGTAAAAGAATTGATTACGATATAACTGTTGTTGGGTTAGGTGTTGCAAAGCACGAGTTTTTACAAGGATCAGGTGTTAAAATATCATATGTTGACCCGGCTAATATTGTTTACAGTTATACTGAAGACCCGTACTTTAAAGATTGTTTTTATTGGGGTGAGATTAAAACTATGCCGATAATTGAGTTGATGAAAATTGATCAATCTTTAACTAAAGAAGACTTACAAGAAGTTACACAATACAGCCAAGCTTGGTATGATTATTACAATGTTTCTCAGTTTTATGAGAACAGTATGTTTAATAGAGATACTTGTACTCTTTTATATTTTAATTATAAAACAACTAAAAAAGTAGTTTATAAAAAGAAAAATTTAGAAGGTGGTGGCTCTCGTATAATTGAAAAAGATGATACATTTAATCCTCCTATTGAAAAGATGGAAGAGGGGAATTTTGAAAAAATTGAGAAAACAATTGATGTTTGGTATGAAGGTGTAATGGTAATGGGAACTAGTATGCTATTACAATGGAGATTATCTGAGAATATGGTTCGTCCAAAGTCATCTAGTCAACACGCTCTTCCAAACTATGTAGCCTGTGCTCCACGTATGTACAAGGGTGTTATTGAGTCTTTATGTCGCAGGATGATACCATTTGCTGACTTAATTCAAATAACTCACTTAAAATTACAACAAGTTATTGCACGTACAGTTCCTGATGGTGTATTTATAGATGCAGATGGACTAAGTGAAATTGATTTAGGTACAGGTAACGCATATAATCCTGAAGATGCTTTAAGATTATACTTCCAAACAGGTAGTGTAATTGGTAGAAGTTTTACTCAAGATGGTGACTTTAATAATGCAAGAGTGCCTATTACTCAGTTAAACTCTAACTCAGGAGCAGCTAAAACTCAAATGCTTATTACAAATATGAACCATTATGTTGATATGATTAGGTCTGTAACAGGACTTAATGAAGCAAGAGATGGTTCTAATCCTGATCCTAACTCATTAGTTGGATTACAGAAATTAGCAGCATTAAACTCAAATACAGCTACAAGACATATACTTGATGGGTCTTTATATATTTATCGTTCATTAGCAGAGGCATTAACTTATAGGATAGGAGATATTTTACAATATGCTGACTTTAAAGATGAGTTTGCCAATCAAATTGGTAAATACAATGTATCTATACTAGATGAAGTTAAAGACCTTTATATTTATGACTTTGGTATATTTATAGAGATTTCTCCTGATGAAGAACAAAAAGCACAACTTGAAGGTAATATTCAAATGGCATTATCTAAAGGAGATATTAATCTTGAAGATGCAATTGATATACGTGAGATAAGAAATCTTAAACTTGCCAATCAGTTACTCAAGATGAAAAGAATTAAAACTCAAGATCGTGAGGAAAAGATGGCTATGCAGAAACAAGCAATGATTGCTCAACAGCAATTAAAGTCTCAAGAAATGGCAGGACAAGTTGCAATGCAGACAATTGATATGGAAACAAAGGCTAAGATGCAAATAAAACAAGCTGAAATTGCTTTTGATATTCAAAAAATGCAAAAAGAAGCAGAGTTAAAATCTTATCTAATGGCTGAAGAGTTTCAATATACTCAACAAATACGAGGAATGGAAACTAATAATTTAACTGATAGAGAGCAAAAGAAAGAAGATGCCAAAGCAAGTAGAATTAGTCAACAAAATACTGAGCAATCTAAGTTAATTAATCAAAGAAAGAACAATCTTCCACCAATGAGTTTTGAAAGTAATGAGGATAGTTTAGATGGATTTGACTTCTCTGAATTTTCGCCTAGATAAAAATGTCAAATTTTTTATATATTTTTGTATAAATAAAATTAAATCAAATGGAATATAAAGTAAGATCATTAGACGTAATTGAGCCAAAAAGTGTTCAACAAGTAGAAACAGAATTGCTTGACAAACACGAACAGTCATTAAGTAATGTACAACAAGAGATACAATTTGTTGAAAATAATGTACAAGAAAATGCACCGAATTTAAGTGCTGATTTAAAAGAAGAAGATGTTCTTTCATATATTGGGAAAAGATACAATAAGCAAATAAACTCATTTGATGAGTTAATGGCTGAACGTAAAGAAAGTGAAGATTTGCCTGAAGATGTTTCAGCTTATATGAAGTATAAGAAAGAAACAGGACGGGGATTCGATGACTTTGTTAAGTTAAAGAAAGATTTTGATTCAATGGACTCTGAACAACTTCTTAAAGATTATCTTATATCTACACAAGAAGGTCTTGATAGTAACGATATAGATACATTATTAGAAGATTACAGATTCGATGAAGATATTGACGATGAATTAACTATTAAAAAAGTTAAAATCGCCAAAAAGAAAGTTGTTGCTGAAGCTAAGAAATACTTCAACTCTCAGAAAGAGAAATACAAAATGCCCCTTGAGTCAAGTGAGGCATTCGTTTCCGATGATGAGAAAGAGATGTACCAAAGTTATAAGCAATATACCAAACAAGCAAAGACAATAGAAGAAGAGAACACACGTAAGCGTCAATGGTTTGACCAAAAGACAAATGATGTATTTGACAACGAGTTCAAAGGTTTTGAGTTTAATGTTAATAACAAAAAAGTTACGTTTGCTCCCGGTGATGCCTCTGAGTTAAAAAAGAACCAATCAACTCCACAAAACTTTATAAACAAGTTTTTAGATGAGCAAGGTTTAATGAAAGACGCTGCAGGTTATCATAGATCACTGTCAATAGCAATGAACCCTGACAAGTTTGCTAAGTTCTTTTATGAACAAGGATTGTCTGATGCCACTGAAGATGTTATGCGTAAAACCAAAAACATTAATATGTCAGAGCGGAGAGCACCTGAAGTTAGCAAAACTACAGACGGAATGCAGGTTAAAGCGATAAACCCTGACTCAGGACGAAATCTGAGGATTCGCAGTATAAAAAAGATTTAAAAACATTTAAAAATTAAAAAAAATGGCAAGTGCATTATTAAACAATCCCACCTACGCCCTGCAGCCTTCTGCAGAACAGGTGGCATTGCAAACAAACTACATTACCAACTTTAACTTCTTGAATCAGTATCTACCTGATACTTATGAGAAAGAATTTGAGCGTTATGGTAACAGAACAATTGCGTCTTTTCTACGTATGGTAGGAGCAGAGATGCCGTCTAACTCTGACCAAATTAAATGGGCAGAACAAGGACGTTTACACATAAAGTACACAAGTTGTACTTCAGCAGCAGCAGCAGGTTCTGCAACAGCAACATTTACTGTAGCTGATAGTGGTGTTACTTACATAGCTATCCGTGTTGGACAGACTTTGATGATTCAAAACAATACATCAGGTGTTTTCAACAAAGCTATTGTAACTGCAGTAGGTTCCGCAACAACTTTCACTTGTGCTTTCTACGAGACTGCAGGTCAAGCATTTGCAGTTTCTACAGCTTGTACTGTATTTATTTACGGTTCTGAGTTTAAAAAAGGAACTAACGGAATGGTTGGTTCTTTAGAGTCTGAAGATGATATCTACAGCAATAATCCTATTATCATTAAAGATAAGTATGCGGTTAATGGTTCTGATATGGCTCAAATTGGATGGGTTGAAGTAACTACTGAGAATGGTGCTACAGGATACTTGTGGTATTTGAAATCAGAGCACGAAACTCGTCTTCGTTTTGAAGATTATCTTGAGACTTCAATGATTGAAGCAGTTCCTGCTGCATCCGCTTCCGGTGCTGCAGTTGCAGGATACATTGGTTCTGAAGGTATTTTCTACGTAGTTAACCAACGTGGTAACGTATGGGGTGGTGGTACTCCAACAACTCTTTCTGATTGGGATTCTATCGTTTCTCGTTTGGATAAGCAAGGTGCTATCGAAGAAAACGTAGTATTTGTTAATCGTGGTCTTAGTTTCGATATTGACAATATGTTAGCTACATTAAATGGTTACGCTACAAGTGGAGCTGCCAATGCTGCTTCTTATGGTCTTTTCGATAACGATGTTGATATGGCGTTAAACTTAGGTTTCTCAGGTTTCCGTAGAGGTTATGACTTCTACAAAACTGATTGGAAATACTTGAACGATCCAACAATGCGTGGTGGTTTGAATACCACTGCTTCAACTGCAACAGGTACTATTACAGGTTTGATGGTTCCTGCAGGTTCTACC